CTTGTTTATCCATTGCATCGATTCCGAGTGCACTTGACATTGTTTCTTTCTGAATTCTTCTTCCAAAATTATCTATACTATTCTGTTTTTTTAGAAAACGATAACGAGATAGAATTTTATAACCCTCGCCATCTACAAAAATGTCACTATCCAAAGTTATATCACTTGAACTATTAAGAACTGTAATAATAGCTGTTGTCCCGTCTGTTGTATTTTCAATAGTCCTACCAACATCTACTTCTGTAAATTGTTTTGTTTCTGTATCAATAAGATGATTCGCACTTGTGGCAGTTGCTACTCCAATCTTTTTTTCATATCTATCCCAAGTTAAAACTCCGTTGACAACTTGCTCCATAGAATAATCTATTTGAAGTGTTTCTATATGTCCCATTGAAAAACTGTGATCCGCTACTGCAGGTTTTTGACTAAAATTAAAAATGTTATCTTGATCAAGTTTCCAAAACCAATTTGCTGGGCTTAATTTTAATACTTTATTTAATGCTTCTAAATAAGTATCTGATTCAAATTTTAAACTTACTGATTGATTTGTATCTTGGAGACTACTCGGAGTGTAATTCAAAAAAGGAATATTTCCATCTGCACTATTTCTTAATCTATCAATAATGTTTTTAAAAATTGTGGCTGGTTCTTCTGTCGTTTCTGTGATGCTAGTCGTTACTCCATTCTTATAAATATCTAAACCTAATCTCGAAACAAATCCAAGACATGTAACTGCCACTGTCTTTTTCGTAGTGCTTTGTAAAAAATTAATCCTTGAAATGTATCCTGAATAAACTCTGACATAACTTCCGTTTGTATCAGTGTCGTTTACTTCTAACTCAATTATTTTTCCTAATTCTAAATTTCCAAGAGTTGTCCAATCATTTAATGTTCTTTCTACATCGAACACAAATTCTCCTAGTCCACTATTTATTCTATCTTTGTAATGTTTAATTCTTGCATCAGCAATAACTGTCTCGAGTTTATAATCGATATCGTATACTTTTATTAAATAGTTTTTAGTTCCGATTTTCATTATAGATATCTTTTAATATAACTAATTACATAATCAACAAACCAATTTACAGCACCTCCTTGTCCTTGGTAAGTTTCAAAATACATGTCGCCCGGCTGTGCATCTGACGGAGCAATCGCCCAATCAGACGGATCGCTTGGAGGTGCAATACCACCATCATATTTTAGCCATTCTCCATTTGCATAATAATCTGTTGTCGCACTACCACTTCCTGATAAAGTATAGTAGTTTCCTACACTATCTGTTGTCTGAAATACTAACCAATATTTTACTCCTTTTCTTAAATAATAATCAGGTGTTGCATCATTCAAAGTTATCACTCCTCCTGCTCCGAATGATGATTCAGGTTCTGAAAATCCTGTAGCCCCTGATACTAAATTCTCGAATGGAAGATCTCCATTGTCTGAGAATACTCTGACTTGAAGATTCCCGGGTGTTCCAGCTTTGGCTCCATATATTTTAAGCTGTGATAAATATCCACTTTGACTTGGAATGAAACTCTGTGTCGTGCAACATAGTGTTCCTAACTTATTCCCTACAAACACTCCGTTATTGTGCCAATCAGTTTGTTCTTGATCCAAAACTAAAGTTGCCCCTTGGTATGTTATATGCAAATCGTTATCTCCTTTTAAGAATGTAGGGATGTTTCCTAAGAACGGAACATCGATTCCATTCTTTTTTACTGTTTGATTTTCTAAATCAACCACCACCTCATCGCTTGTTGAATAGTTTTCGTCTATCTCAATACTCATTTCTTCTCCTGAGTCGTCATCGTTAATTGTTATCAAATCTAATTTTCCGATTGTGTCGAGTGTGAATTTTATTTGTGGTTTAGGATCTGCTGATCCTGCGAAGTTAATTGTTTCCGATCCTCCAGCAGGGTCCCTTTCTAATTCTGTATTTAAATGTGAAAGTGCTTCTGTTTCTGAAGTGTCTTTTCCGACTCCCTCGAATACAAAAAGTTTTAATCTAAAAGGCACATAATCTATATTATAAAAATCACGGTTATATTCTACCGCTCCGATTAAATGAACCACATATCTCCTCGTAGAGCCACCGTCAGGTATTATGTCGAGGTTTACACCCTTTCTTGAGAATAACTCGTTGGCTGTGTCAATTTTTGTCTGCAGGTCGCTTTCTGATGTTCCTACTAGGATGCCTTTGATATCAATTGTCTTTGTTCCGAATCTATCGCTGACGATCACTGCTCCATCTACACCCTCTGTTTCAATTATATTTAGTTTTCTTTCAGGTGTTGTATTATCCAAAACCCTACTTACATTATAGGTTGAACTTATTAATTCTACTGTGTCAAATAATACACTATTCATATTTTTATATTCCTACTCCTGAAAGCTTAAAACCACGACCAATTTGGTATTTAATATCTTCTACAAATTGTTCTTTGTTTGATATAGTCGCTCCAGAAAAATCAAAATTATTTATAACAGCAGGTGTCGAACCACCTGCACTCACTAATGGATCACTCCCAAAAATGTCCGACACAGCTGAACCTCCCAAATCAACAAAACCACCATCACCTGATACTTTATTTAGTGTTTTTTGCAATCTTTCTGCTCTTTCAAATTCTCCCAATTCTTTTAATTCTTCAATTCGTGCTTCTGTCGTTCCAGTTATATTTTCAAGACCTTTTAATGAACCCTCTAAACCATTTATGTCTCTTTGTAATGCTTCATATGTTTTAACAGTTTCATTCATTATAAACATCAAACCAACAAAAGCACCTACCAACAAACCTATACTACCAATCGCCCCTAGAAAACTAATACTGTTTAATGATGAAGCTCCAATTATTCCTTGTGCAGATGCAACAGTGAATGCAGTTCCTATTCCTGTAATCGCTGCCGTAATCGGTATAATAGCCAAACCTAAAAATCCTAGAACTGTAACGAATCCTGTCAAAGCTAACACAGATAATAATATAACTTTCGTTAGTTTAGGATTTGCCTCTACCCATTCTCCTAGTGAGATTACAAGTGGCATAACTTTCTCCAATAAATCTGCGACTATCGGCAAGAACTGAGTTCCTATTGATTGAGCCACGATCTGAATATTATCTTTTAATGTTGAAAATCTACCAGCGACCGTGTCTGACATTTTCGTCATCAGGTCAAAAAATATCCCTCCCTCTTCAGACATTGATATTAAAGAGTTTTGTAAAATATCAAAACTAATTTTCCCCTCGGAGGCCATATCAAAGATAGCACTTTCTGCTACTCCAAGTTTTTCCGCAAGAACAGCAATAATCGGAACACCCCTATCTGATAATTGTAGGAGTTCCTCCGTCATGGCTTTTCCTTTCGCTTTTGATTTACCAAAAATCGCGGCCATATCAGACAATGGAATATTTGCCCCAGCTGCGATGTCTCCTAAGAATTTTAATTTGCCTTGTAAGTCTTCACTTGAAACACCGAAAGACAATAGCTGTCTTGATGCCTGAGCCACTCCCTCAAATTGAAAAGGAGTCTTAGCTGTGAAATCTCTTAACCCACGAATTGTTTCTTTTGCTTTTTCTGCACTACCAATCATCGTTGTAAAAGCCACCTCTAATGTTTCAAGTTTGGCGGCTTCAACCACAGCAAATCCTATCCCAGTCGCTATTCCAGTAAATGCAATAGCTCCAACATTTCTCATTGTTTTAAATGTTCCCTGTAGACTTTTTGTTTTTCTTTCTAACTCACCCATTTGGCGACCTGCTTTTTCAAGTGCCTGCTTCCCTCGGTTTTCTACATCAAAGATTATTTTTGCTTTTGTTTCTATTGTTGCTCCCATTATTTTTTATTATTATTTTTCTTTTGTGAATCTATGCGATACATCTCTAGGACTAAATCTATGAATGGTTGTGGCGATTCCATGTAATCGTAATATGTCCAGCCAAAGTCTTTACAGATTTGAACCATCATCATATTTTCATCGAGCTTATCTTCAAATGCATATTTAACTAATGATCCAATGTATCGCCTTTGTCTTTTTTTGGGCTTGTAATGGTATTTATGTATGCGACTACTTCATCATAATCATCTGATGGCAAATTTGAAACTTCTTCGAGTACATTTTCTTTAATCCCATTAACCGAAACGATTAATGCTTCGATAGAAATATCTTCAGCCTTACTGATTACACTTCCTTTGATTCCTGAAAGTGGAATATCTCCTTTTTTGATACCATGCAAATTCACTTCGGCATCCCCAATATAACAGTCTCGAATTTCTCTCATTTCTCTTCCTGTTATGTAAGCATTGGCTACGATTTTAAATCCCCCTTTTGTCTCAAAATCTTTTGTTTCTCTATTCATAATAATTTGTTGTTAGTGTGATCTTAAAGATCGATTAATAATCTGTTCCAATAGTTCGATTGACTAAATCGGTTGCTATTGCTAATCCATCGGTTTCATCATATAGAATTTCGAACTTTTGATCATCCAAAATATATTGACCGATTTCTAAGTTGTTTGGATTTTCCGTTAACTTAACATTATGGAATTTGAATGTCATTTGTTCAAAGGTTGAGAAGTCTGGATTGATATGTTCTCCTTTTACGATTAATGTCAATGCTTGTTTTCCGATATCCAAGAATTTCTGTCGTTGATCTGCACTTTCCAATAATTGTTTCATCTCAATTTGTCCCTCGAGCATTTGTCTTTTAATAGCTACTGGATCTAATCTTCCACTTCTTGGAATGGTTAGAACATTTCTATTAATTACAATAGCAAAATCATGAACTGGTGTCGCTGTTGCGATTGCTCCTGCATTTGATGTTGCTTCTGTTTCATCTGCTCCTAATCCGATTAACATATTACCAAGATTAAATGCTTTTCTTAATCCAGTATAAGATGGAGTTTGTGCTTTCAAATGGATTTCTTCTCCCACTGAATAAGTCAAAGTCACTGATGTAATTGCTACAGTCACTGCATCTGTGATTCCTGTGATCGTTGCTTCATCCGTTCCGATTACCAGTTTATCTCCGACTGCCAATCCTTTGGTTGGTTCTCTATCGTATTTGTCATCCAATACAATGGATGTCATCGCTGCACCAGTTAGTTCTACTCCAAGAGTCGCTACTGAGAATTGAGCCAATCCTTGAATTTGAGATTTTACCACCATTCGGTTATCTTGGAATTCCAATCTTAATTCGCTGGCTTGAACTCCTACTACTCTGATTGCATATGCTCCTCGATTGAATTCTATGGAATAACTATCAGGGTCTCCTTGAAGAAATGGGTGGGTGTATCCGTCTGTCGCATCCCCTGTTGTCACTCCGAGTTTAATAAGCATATTCAAAAAGTGTCCCAAGTTATCAGGGTCGGCTTCCACAGCGATTTCTCCCTCTTGAGTTCTAGCACCTTTTAATAAATCATTCG